CCTGTCGCTTGGAGTGAAACCGAGAAGACACATCCACGCAGTACATTGCGCATCCATCTGCTCGATCTGTTTCACCGCTGGATGAGTCACAATCTGCCCGTTCGGCGATGTGTACCAGCGACTCGTCACATCGTCGCCAAGCCAAAGTTCCAGATCGTAGATCTTCTGATAGTTGCGACAGAGCCGACCCATCAACGGACCATCGTGCAACTCGGACAGATGACGCCGACCACCAGTCCACAACACCGTCCAGTACTGCTCGCCAATTTTGCCTAGACCTTTCGGTACGACCGGCACAACTGCCATGTCGACTAGCGCGAGCGCAGTCTCTGGCATAGGTGAAGCAGCCAAACCTGTGCGGATCCGTGACCCTTTCAACCGCTTGCGCTCGGTAGGAGTTGCGGATGATCCGCGACCGACTCCAGTTGATTTGGTGGCCATGCCACCAATGGTAGCCGTGACCCGACCACCGACCACGCAGAAGTCCGCCAACGGCATGGGTCAGGCTGGCCTGTACCTTCAAATTTTTGACCCACCCTCCATCTGTGTACCCGCCCTATTTTTAATTTTGATTTTGATTTTTATTTTTATTTTTCAAAATTATTTTAAGTTTTGAATTTATTTATTTCTAGTTTTATTTCCGCGACGAGAATTGCATGACCGATGAGCAGGAAGAAGCGGACTGTCAGGATCGCCAGGGATTATATGATCAGCAGTCCACGGATCGTCGGGTCGTGCGCCTTCCATGCAGATCCAACAATACTGAGCAGAGTCGCGCACAGCCTTGGCTCGTGCTTGGTAGTTGCCTGAGTAGTGAGGTCGCTTGGGCTTGGGATGAAGTCGGTTGTATGCCGTGAGGCAGTCGGGACATCGGCGTGGGTTGGTGGTGAGATTGCGACAGTTCAGACATGGTCTTGAGATGCTCATGATGTGGTCTGCTTGTTGGCGCTATCTACGATAGCGCGCCAACACAAGCAAGCGACTCGACGGTGTGTTGCGTGTGCGTTGCTTGTTGTCATGCTCTCATACTGTGTAAGGGTTTGCTGGGTTTTTGCACGCAACCTGTGCTTGCTTGTAAGCATCAACAAGCAACAAGCAAGCATGTGTTTAGAACTCTTCTTGCGTGTAGTCAATTAGACCTGTTTGTTCTTTGAGTTGTTGCTGGGCGAGCCATGCCATTTGTTGGCTGACTCGGCCTTCTCCGACTCCTGCGTGTGGTTCGAATTGTTTCCAAAATATCTTCTGTCCGACATGGACATTGATTTTCTCTCGGTTGATTATCTCTATGGCTTTGTCGAGGCGTGGGCCGCCTTTGATGTTTTGGATGAACATCTCTTCGGTCTTGCGTACTTGTAGGTCTACTGGGTTGATCCATGTGTGGCGTTTCTTGGTTGGGACGAGTCTTACTTCGTCGCCGGCACGGGTCATCTGCCAGACCAGGTCAACATCGTCGTTCTTGGCGCTGGTGCCTCGTGCGCCTTTCTTTAGGTCTTTGCCTGCGTGGTCGATGCGGAGTAGTGATCTGCCTTCTGTTTTGAGTTTGAGTGCTGTCCAGCGGTAGAAGTTGCGGACGGTGTCGGCGTCGTTCTCTGCTCCTTCTACTGCTCGGCTGAAGGTGTCGATGATGACGAGTTCGGCTTGGCAGGCTCGTGCTAGGTCGCAGACTTCTTTGGCGCCTTCTGGTGTGTCGAGTGAGGCGATGGGTGGGAGTGAGGCGTAGTGGAGGCGTGTGAGGTCAGTGTGGTTGTTGTAGCCCATTGCGGTGAGTCGTTCGTAGAGTTGGGCTTGTTGCATTTCGTAGTCCATGTAGAGGACGCTGATTGGTTCGTGTTCTATGCCGAAGATGTTTCGTCCGGTGGCGAGTCCTGCTGCGATGTAGAGCGCGAGTAGGGATTTGCCTGTGCCGCCTGGTGCGAAGATGACTACGAGTTGGTTGCGTGGGATTAAGGGTTTGATGAGCCAGTCTTCTTCTGGGAATGATTGTGTCCAGAACTCTTGCCAGTTGATGAGGATGTTGTCGGTTTTGGTTGGTTGTTGGACTGGTATGAGTGCGTTGCCTTCTTGTAATAGTTTCTTGGCGAATGCTGATCGGTCGCCGTTGTGGTGCATGGCTGCGGTGTAGCCGAACCGTGTGTATGCGCCCGCTGGGAGTCCTGTGATGCTTGTGGTGAAGACTTTGAGTATGTCTTTACCTTGCCATCCTGTGGTGGCTGAGGTGCCTTCTCGGATGTCTTTGCCTGGTCTGACCCAGTGTGTTTCGCCTGAGCGGTCGGTGTGTGCTTGTGTCCAGCCGTCTTGGCGTAATAGTTCTGGCCATGTGGTCGCGGCGCAATACCTTGATGCTGGTCCTTCTTCGGTGAGTATGTTTGTAGTTGATTCGTATGTGATCGGTATGTCATCGGTTTGTTTCTCGGTGAGTATCAGCACCATCCATAACGGCATGTCGGCTGGTGGTGTGTTTGCGATTGTTTTACCTTCTACCCATTCGTAGGTTTTGCCGTTCGGATGGATGGTTGGTGGTGCGAGTACTTGTCCGCCGATGCCTCGGACATCGATGCCTTGTCCGAGTCGGCCTGAGGCTTCGTTGCGTATCGGTTGGTCGGTGAGGAAGTAGATGTGTCGTCCGCCTGACCCTGTGATGACTTCGACTGTGTTAGGTAATTCGCCATGTAACTGTTCTAGGTCTTTGAGTGTGTCTGATCCGCTGAACTCTGGTCGGTCGTCTATGTCGATGACAACTAGGTAGCGGTTGCGGAACTCGCCTGTTGCGATGCCGAGTCCGCAGTCTTTGAACTGTCCTTCGAACCATGTGCGGATCGTCGTCGGGTCGGATGTGGCGGCATTCTGCCAGCCTTGCATCGGTGGTCGCTTCTCGCCTTGTTTGATTGGGATGACTCGGATGTCTTGTTTGGCGTAGCTCAGTGCAGTTTGTAGAACGCTCATAACCCTCCTTGGGTTTTGTGTAGTTAATGTTTGGTGATGATGTCGACGATGTCTTGCGGTATCTTGCGTCCGCGTAACTCGTACAGCCAAGACACGAAGACAAGTTCGCTGAGCTTGGTGTTGTTGTCATTCGAGGGTAGACCAGCGGTGTGCGCGTAACTGTTCAACGGGATCACTTGGAACCACGGTGTCGAATTTTCTGGTACTTCTCCCCACCAGCCGTCTTGGTTTGAGTGACCGTAGCGGACGATGAAGGTTGGTAGTGATGCCAAGTCGCCAAGTGCGGTGAGTGTTCTTATGTTCGCGGATTGGAAGTTGATCACACCATGTTCATGTTTGTAATCAATCAATGCCATCGGCAAGCATCTGTCGTATTCGGCGAGGATGAAGTCCAAGTCCATCGCAGGTACATCTCGTCCCCACACTCGATGTCTGCCTGACAGCCATGCGTCTCGTTTGAAGTGTTGTTCATTGCTTGTCATACCAGTCCGTCCATATCTCTTGTGGGTGCATTCCTATTTTGATTGCGTATTTGTCTGCCTGCCAGATTGTTAGTGCTGCTTCTTTGTCGTTCTTCCATCGTTGGATGGTTGTGCGTGTCACGCCGAACACTTCCGCCAACAAGGAAGCGGTTGTGTTCGGCGGCCACAGTTCAACAAGTTTTCGTGCTGGGTAGCAGAAGAACTTCTTTGCCTGTTGTTTCGTTGTCACTGTTTGACGAGTGGTGTGGTGCGACCAGTCTCTGGGTTGAAGATGTCGATGTCTTCAGGTTGGATGCCTGTTGATTCGATTGCTTCGCGATGCACGGCTGTGATCGTGCAGGTTGGTGCGACGATGATCAGGTCGTTCTCGTCGTGCGGGTTGTAGTCGATGCGTGTTGTGCCGAGCATCGTGTTGATGTATATCTGTTTCATTATTCGTTCTCCTCATCTTGGTTATAGGGTTTGTCTTGTTGCTGTTGGAATTGAATCCAGAAGTCTTGGTTCTTGTGATCAGGTCGCACCCACTTGTAGCGGAGGCTTGGATGGTTCGGTGATCGCTTGCCACGCTTCTTCGGCTTCGACTCTGGTGAGTCACCGACCTTCACACCTGGATACATGAATCCGTTGCGTGTGTGTTCGTGGAATGTGATCGCCGCGAACTGCCGATCCATACCTCCGTTGATGAGTGCGTCAGCGAGCTGGTCGGCGAGTTGGCGTTCTAATGCCAGTTCGTTCATCAGGCTTTGGATGATTTGTTTGCTTTCTTTGTCCATTGTGCAGACCTCCTATGGTCAATCGTTTTCTAATAACTGTCTTGCTATCCTCAACTTCTCGGCAGCCGAGGCTGATTCGAGCAACCCGATAGTAGTAGATGTGACCTGCTCCGGCGGTGCAATAGTGAAGAATTTTTGTTCGGTTGTCACATAGTTTTGGATCGTCGCAACCAGCACATACGCGGTGCATACATTGTCGGCGTCGACCTGTGATTCGATGAAGTATTTGATGCGGTCATCGAGCGGGTCTTCATCTTCATTCATCGTCATCGTCTAGTTTCTCTCCGCAGACAGGTTTCGCTGGTAGCACTCTGGTAGGAAGACAGGCACACAGTTTCGCTTTCATCGTTCTGCCACGGTGCGAGGGAACGGCAGATCGTTGTAAGCCTGGTTGAGCAGGCCGAGGTAGCCGAGTGCGTCAGCGAGCGAGTCATGGTGGAGTCGGTTCTTGTCGAGGTTGGTGCGGAGTCGTGCCATCTTGACTGACACCATGAAAAGGAGTGCGTCGGCGAGGCTGAGTCGGATGCCGGTCAAGCCTTCGAAGATGTGAATCACTTTGCTGTAATCGTCTACGACATTTCCGTAGGTGTCGTTGCGTGGTCCTGTGACGAGACGGTGTGCTTCGAGGAGTATGTCTGCTCCGACTGATTCAGTCATAGGTGTGTTCCTCTGGTGGCATGCTGACTATCTCGTATTTGGATTGGCTGAATGCCAACACTCGGCCGTTCGGTTCTATGCCGACCCAAAACGGTGCGTCTGGGTCGCAGAGGCATCCTGTGATTCGGCGGCGGTCAAGTCGAACCCGACCGTCACACAACTGGCAGACAATCATCGAGGTCATGCCGATCGTGATCACAGTTCGATGCCTTGTTGGAGGTGTATGCGTAGTCGGTCTAGTTGTCCGCCGAGTGATTTGATTCGGTCACGACACGCTTCAAGTTCGGTGTGTAGCGACTCTGCCGCGTCAACTGCGTTGTCTCGTTGTTCGGTGACACGCTCAAGTGCGACTGATAGTTCTGCGACTCTGGTTTGTAGTTCAACTATCTCTTGGCTCATTGCGTATGTATCGCCGGTCATCTTTTGCTCCTTCTGTCTAGTTCTTGTTTGAGTGCTGCTATCACTTCGAAGAGCCGATCCTGTTCACCGACACCTACGAATTGTCTTTCAAGGAACGCGATCGCGTCCTGTATATCTTTCTTAGTCATCTCGACCTCCGCTGGTTGGAACAAGAACCTTACTCTGCGTCTCCCTAGTGACGCAAAGTAAGGCTCAAGTCTTTTGCATTGCTTACCAGCGGTCGTCTGTGGCGACTTTCTCTACCTTGGCTGCGAACAGTTTCGGTGCGTTGAAGCCTGCCTTCTTCTCTCCGTCTGCCGAATACTTGACAGCAATCTTGTTGCCGACCAGCTCAGTGACCGAGGCTTGCTTCGCTGCTTCACGGATCGCGGTGATCATCGCACCACGCGCCCACAAGTTCGCGTCGCCTTCTTTTTCTGTTTTGAGTGTGATGACATACACGAAGCGTGGATCACCGTTCGGCCATGTCTTGGCGACACCTGCCGGATCTCGGTCTTCCAGTTTCTTGACATCAGTGACAACGCCTGTGTGGACATCGCCAATTTTCTCGAACTTCAAACTTGGCAGTTTGGGTCCGCCTCCTGCTAGGAGATCTTGTTCATCTGACATTACTTACCTACCTTTTCTTTGCTTGGGAATCCGAAGGAATCCGTTGATGTGTTCCACACGATGTCTTGTTCATCCCAACGAATCGCACGACAGATAACAGCGAACTGTTCTGCGCATGATGCATCAAGATGCCCGATGGCACCGCCTGCCGTTTTGAATAACACACCCTGAATCGAGTGGCAGAGACTCGTGATCAGGAGTTCGTCGCAGTTATCGGACATGATGAGGTCAACTAGACCTCGTCCTATCTGGTATCTGCGATGCGATTTGAGTTGATCTAGTGAGATTGAGTGACCGTATTCGGTGCATCTCGTTGCGATTTTCTTGAGCATGGCGCGTTGGTGAGGTCGTAAAGAATCGAAGTCTGTTTGTAGTTGCAGGACGCAGGTTCGGTCTACGCCTGTGTCGTATGTTCGGCCTTCGAATGTGTCGGTCATTTCTTTGCCTTCTTGCGACCAACTTTCGCCGCTGGATCTGTTTCAAAGAACTGGACGCTGTGTTCGGCTTCGAGCAGTCCGACGATGCGAATGAGTAGGTCTATCTGTTCGGATGATGCGTCAGCCAACTTCGGTACTTCGTTCGGCCACAATGCTCGCAACATCTTTTGTGCTGGTTCTGGCATGTGTTTGATTCGTGCTGTCATCCAGTCGCGACGCTTGTCAAGACCTGTGTCAAGTTTGATGATCTTGGCTTCTTCGAATCGTTGGTTGATGTCGTTGCGTTTACGCCAAGCACGAACATTGAGTGCGAGTTGTAGACCTTCACGACCCGCTTCAAGGTCAACCCAATACAGTTCGCAGCGGGCTTCGCCTGCTGGTAGGTGAAAGACGATGGCACGGTCCTTCTCAATCATCGGCAGGCTTGTGCGGACAGCGGTCTGGTAGTTGTAGATGTGTTCGGCGTCGGCGTATGCAGCCAACTGGATTGCGATCTCGCGCCACGAGTAAGACAAGTTTGTGCCTGTCTTCAAGTCGGCGATGTACATTCGGCCATCCACTTCGACTATGCGGTCAAGTGTGCCTGCGTATTCTGAGCCGTCATGGATGACGACTGACTCGATGTAGTTCGGCATGATGTGGACGCCGTATTTGATAAGCGTTGCTGTGTAGGCGTCAAGGTCGGCTTGCAAGCCTGGCAGGATGAGTGGTTTCTTGCCTAGGTCTATTTGTTCGCTGAGTGCGTGAAGTGCCGTGCCGAGGTTCGCTCGCGAACTGCCGCCGCCTGCGACGATTGCTTCTTCACATATTTTGTTCATCGCAGATTTGTCATCAAGTTTTGTGGATGCTTGCGCAAGTAGATCGGATCGGTTGATTAGTCCGGTGACGACCATTCGGTTCGCCCACTGTTTTAGCGCACCTTCTTCGGAGCAACTTTTCGCAATGGTCGTGACTCGTGTGTAGCCGCGTTGTTTGCCGTCAGGTGTTGTGACGAGGTAACGACCCCACCGATCTTTCGGTGCTTCTTGTCGTGTTTCTTCAAGCATGTGCAGGCTCCTTGTTTTCGTGGGAATCTTTGTTGGTTTGAACTATACCTGATCGGTGTGCGCGGATGCGGGATTGTCGGGAATGTTTTTGTAGGCGTTCCAAAGTTTCAAGAATTCAGTCATTGTCATGATCGCATACCAAGAGTCCACTTCGACTGCACCTAGTTTCTTTACGGCGCAAACACCGTGGTTTGTGCCACGGTTCTTCTGCTCAACTTCTAGTTCTTTGAGCCAGCAACCGATGTCGTGTCGGCGTTGATCTTTGACTTCTACGGTCAGATCATCGACTCCGTCTATGTCGCCGCGGTCATCTGACCAGCCTGCCCGTGATCGTTCAGCTCTTGGATGTCCTCGGTCTTGGAAGAATTTCGCTACCTGCAATTCGGCGCGCGTACCTTTTCTTCGTTGTGGATTTGACATGAGTTCCTGCTCTCCTTCGTCGTCGTGTCTCGTTCCTTCGTTCAACTGTTGTCAGTCCGCCCCACACGCCGACACAATCGTTCTTGATTGCAAAGTCTAGACACTTTTGACGCACCACGCAGATGTCGCAAAGTTTCTTCGCTTCACGCACAGCGTGCAAATATCTTTCGTGGAAGAAGATGTCGGTGCCTTCACCACGACAAGTTCCGTATTGTTGCCATTCTGGTCGAAGTAATTCGAACACATTCTTTGACTCCGACCAGACATCGACGATTCCGTATTCGCTCATTTAATTTCTTTAGTCCAGCGACGAACATAGAACATTGCATAGAAGTTCACGATCGCATAGATGAATATCTCTACGCCGCCCGCTGGACTTTCTTGCGGTAGTCGTGGCATGAACAACAGCATCATCCATCCCACGATTATGAACGCCAATGTGAACTTGATTTTCTCTTGCGGTTTCATTTTGTCTCCTTTGGTTGATAACTCGCCTGTATCAGTTATAGGACATTATGGAACAGATGTGGTGGATACCTTGCATTTGCGCCAATTACAAGGATTCCACGGCTCGAAACCTGACAGGTTGTACAGCACCAGCCCAGCCTTCAGGTTGGTGAGCGGGTCGAGTAGAGGTTCTTGTGTGCAGATGTTTAGTTGTCGGCAGACCGCAGCCCATTTGTTTCTTGACATGTCGTAGTTGACGCCGTTGATTTGGAGTAGTCCTGTGTCGGAGCGGTGGTTCCATTCGGAGACGCCTGTGATGTTGCAGTCTTTGTCAACCATGTCTCCGCCACGCCTGTTCGGACATCCGCCTGATTCGCGTAGGACGATCTGTGTCAATTTTGGAATGGCATGATCAGGCCATCCTGCCTGTTTGGCGAGCGACGGCAACCAAGACACATCGCCGTGCCGGTATCGGATCGGCTGTATCGGGTCAAGCCTGTCGGCCTGCCAGAGAGGCTGTAATGCGATTACAGCGACGCTGGGTTCGGCTGGTGCGGACACTGCCTGTGCTATGCCAAGGCTGATGGTGAGACTTGTGAGTGTTGCCAGGATTGCGGTCAATATGCGCATCGTGGTCCTTTCATTTGTGTGCAGGATGACGCAACTCAGAAGGAGGTGACTGAGTTGCGGTGCTACATCAACCCTAGTGGGGAGCGCACCGACCAACCTTAGCCGACAGCACCTGATTGTCGCTAGTTTTAGCGGTCTGAAGTATTTATTTCTAGATCCATCAACACTTTGATGGCTTTCACCATGCCGACAGGAATGTGCAAAACATGGTCAACCGAGTCTTCGTTGCGTGACTGGTAGAGAGTGATGTGGTCAGGTTTGCCTCCGTCACTTGTCGCGAGTAGGAATCCGACTGATTGCACTTCGGCGGGTTCGGTGTCCAAGTCTTTGATGTTGATCCACGATTCGGCACCGCTGTGCGCATCATGCCAGGTGACGAGTACGACCGTCACTTCTTCTTGCGTGTCGCAACCTGCTTGACCTTCGGGTCTTTGCTTGGCTCCTTGGTGGTTAGATGCCAGTCGAGGTGACTGGTTAGTTTCGCGCCTTGTTTGCCGACCATGTCGATCAGGTTGTCGAGACGCTTTTGAACGACTGCGTGGTCTTCACGGTTCTCTTGACGGAATCCTCGGAGTTGCATGATTGCGATGATCATGCCACCGAAGGTTGCTACTGCGGCGGCGAGAACTGTCGCAAGTCCAGCGTCCATGTCACACAGCCTTCTTGCGGTCAAGCCATGCTTGTACGGCTGGAGTCGGATTGTCACCAGTTACCAGACGCAAATGCCATGGTTCTTCTGGCACTACTT